TGGCGATATCTTAACTCAATGGAATGCAAGCGGTATCTTTACCTGGTAAGGAGACATAGTGACCCGTCCTCCGGCCTCTATTCAATTAGAGTGCAACTTAGTTCAACAAGATGGGACATTAGAAACATGTCCAGAAATTTTTAGCAGTAGAGGCTGGACTGATGCTTGGGAGCATCAGAATGTTACTCATTCCCAGCAGACTGTTCGGTGGTCTCTTACAGCGGGAGATTAATAAATGGCTGTAGGGTATAGGTCTTCTTCGCGCACGGGACAGAGTGATGCTTTTGTCACGTCTGTTAATATCCCTGTGCCTTCTGGTGCTGCTGCAAATGACATTGCTGTTATTGCATTAGAACAGTGGGAATCCGCTAACCCTACAGTTACCTATCCGACAGGTTTTACTCAATTCATTAACGTAGTTTCAGGCTCTCAGAAACTAAGAGCTGCATGGAAGAGACTAACAGCAGGAGATACAGGAAACTATACTTGTTCATGGACAGGTAGTCAGTGGACTATCGGTGAATGTATTTTAGCTACCGGTTGTATTACTAGTGGCTCTCCTGTTGACGCTAGTAATACAGCTACAGCCACAAGCACCAACGTGCCTACTACTACTATTACGGCTACTGACTTAGATTTTTTAATTAATTTAGTAGCTAATGAAAACTCTGCTACTAAAACACCAGCCACAAACTTTACTGAAGTTCAAGATTCTGACTATCTAGAAACTTCCTATAGAATTCCAGGGACTTCTGGATCCCAATCTGCTTCAGGAGGTACTACTAGTACTTCTACACTGATATTAGCGGCTCTAGCAGGTCTTTTACCTGACTCTGGAGCAGGATCGCAAACGATCGTTTGCAATGTTTTAGCTGCTGATAGCACTCTTTTTAGTCCTCAAATTATTCAAATCGTATCTACATCAGTTCTTAATACTACGTCTACAGTTTTTAACCCTACAGTAGTAAATACAGGTAATATCTCTGCTCCCGTCCTAGATGCACCAAGTACTGTGTACTCCCCCACTGTCGTACCAGGGCCTGTCACAGTAGTTTTGCCTGTTCTAAATGCACCTAGTACTATTTTAAATGCAGGAATTACTACTTTTACTTATATCAATGCCCTAACTATCGATGCGCCTAGCACTGTTAACAATCCAAGTATTATAAATCTTCTCCAAATTATCAATTTAGCTACATTAGCTGTTGCTTCAAATATCTTTTCCCCTAGTATGTCGGGAGGGGGCTCGGTCCCTGTGGCTGGTTCTATTGCAGATCAGGCACGTACAAACATGCTTATTGATCGCGGATTGTCTATCCCCAGACTTGAATCTAACGCTGATCTTATGTCTTTAGTTTTGGCAGATGGTGCCCAAACGTTAATAACTAAAACGTCCGCCTCAACGGGAACTCACCTTCTCCGTTATATGATGAGTTTGAGGTCATAATGGTATTTACTCCTTCCGAAACTGAGCATTGGATTAGTGCAGAGTTCTCTAGATTAGCCGAAATAGTTCAAGATTACGATCACCATCTTCAACTGCGCTGGATCCCACCAGATAAGCGCACCCGAGACGATAAAAAACCTTATGTCATTTGGGATATTTGTTCTAATACTCCTGTTATCTATGCATCTGAACTTGACTCCCCTGTCGAGATCTTAACAAAGCTTTGGTCTGCCGATAATGATAAAGGCAATGTATTAACACGCTTGGATGCTCATAATGCTGCTGTTGAGGCGATGAGACTGAAAGAGCAGTTAGACGAGTATGAGGAATTAAACTCTAAAGCTGCTTTTATGAAGGCCACTCCCCTGCACTATATTAAAATGGGCAAAGGTATTAAGTTAGACGATTCTCGTAGGCGTATGTCATGATTGTATCTGATATTCAAACACGAGTTAAACGTCAGTTCGGCGATGAGTCTGGTGTGCAATTAACTGATGATGACATCATTAGATATATTAATGATGGAGTTCGTCAGATGGTTGCTACTAATGAGAGTTTGCTTCAAAAAGTAGGAACTACTTCAGCTGTTGCCGGGCAACAAGACTATACACTTCCTGTTGATTGTCTAATTTTACAAAGTATCAGTTATAAATCTTCTACTGAAGTGTCATATCTAAAGCTCAAATACTTATCTCTAACTGAATTTAATGAATATATAGATGGATGGGATGGTACTGCTTACGGGAATGGTACCCCTACTGTTTATATGGTTTTTGGAAATACAGTCAGTCTTTTTCCAAAGCCTGAACTAAGTGCTGCTGATGCTATTAAGTTATACTACAATCGTACCCCCGCTGATGTAACTCTACCCGGCGATACTCCTGATATTCCAGTTCTTTATCACGAAGTATTAGTTAAGTACTGTTTATCTCAAGCATATGAAATGGATGAAGATTTTGAGGCGTCTGTTTTAAAGAATCAACAGATTCAAGGAGATATGACAGTACTCCGAGGTCGTGAAGATTGGAAAAGTCAAGAAACCTTCTCTACTATTACAGTCTTAGCAGAGGATAGTTAAATGCCAGGCGGAAAGGCTCTTAGGTTGGGACCTTTTGTAGGTGGTCTCAATACAGCATCTGACCCTACAGCTATTGCAGATGCTGAATTAGTGACATGTAAAAACTTTGAGTTGGATATTGACGGTAGTTTAGTTTCTCGCCCCCCTATGCAAGAAATTGAAGGACATACTAATTTTACAGAACGTATTGTAGTTCTTTGTGAGGCTATTTTTTCTGGAAATCATTATCTCATTGGTTCTAATACCAATGGGGTCTTTCACTATTTAAATGGTGCTTGGACTCTCATTACTAATACTTTTAGAGCTACTGCTGCTGTCCAATATGCAGATAAAGTTTACATGATTGCACACCCCAGTGCAGCGAACCCTGGAGGTAAATGGGACCCTACAGTCGGTTTCACGGCTGTTGCAGCTATCCCTAAAGGTGGAGCCTGTACTATCCACAAGGAACGTTTATTTGTTGTTCCTGGATTAGATGCCACTACTAATACTTCTAGATTATCCTTTTCTGATACCGGTAACTTTGATACTTGGCCTGGGTCTAACTTTATTGATATCGGTCAAGGTGACGGTACTAAGCTTTTAGACTTGATAGTTTATCAAGATAATATTCTTCTATTTAAAGATCAAACGTCTTATGTACTTGCCTATGACGTCCGCCCTACTGACGCTGTTATGCGTAAAGTATCTGAAAGTATTGGCGTTGAAGGGCAGCACTGTGTTATCAGTTTTGAAAATCAAGTCTACGTGTTTCATAATGGCTGGGTTTATGAAATTATTAACTTAGATTTTCACCGTCTCAATACTAAGACACCTTTTATTTTAGATCAAACCTCTCCCTCTCCTTTCTCTAATGCTGAGAGTATTTGTTTAGCGATTATGGGAGATAGACTCATCGTTAGGTATTATAGTAATACCTATGTTTACGGCTTAAAGACGCGTACCTGGGGTGAATGGGAATCTGTAAAGGATAGACTTCACTATTTTGGTCCTGTTGTTACTGTGAGAAAATCGACAGGCGATGAATATTATGCTGGATCTGCTATTACAGCATATAAATCTCTTATTAAATTAATTGATATCCAAACAGCTTCTGATAAAGAATCTGTGCTTGACCCTGTTCCGTCTACTACAGATAGCTATACCCGTTCATCTGTCGATTCGTGGGGAAATGCTACAACAGGAGAAGCTTGGACTAATATCCTCACCCCTAATACTGCATATCAGGTCAATGGTACCGAAGGTGTTATTTCTATTAGTGCTATCAGTTCGGCTAGGCGTGTAGCTATTGCTAAGAGTTTAATCAATACTGATGTTACCATTATGATTAAACCTACTGTTTTGGCTACAGGAGCTGCTAACGGTCAAATAATTGTTGATTTAGAGACACGCAGGGTTGATGATAGTAATAAATACTTTTGTAGGGTGTATTTTGATCCTGCTGGTGTCAATGTATATATGGAAATTCGTAAAGTTGCAGCAGGTGTTGAATCGATTGCGGTAGCAGGTGTAAGTTTTGGTACTTATATTGCTAATGAACAATTTGGTATCAGATTTAGAGTAAATGGTACAAGCCTTAGAGCTCGTTTATGGAGAATAGCAAGTAGTGCCGAACCTACGGGATGGCACCTTTCAGGGACAGATGCTAATATCGTAGCTGCTGGAAATACTGCTGTTAGCGCACAATTAGGTGCTGGAAATACTAATACTTTACCTGTTGCTATTAATTTTGATAATTTAGCAATTGGAGATTTAACTAATTTAACAGCAGATATTACTTGCCTTATTAAAACTAAAAACTTTGATATGGCAGTATCGTCTCAGTTTAAAAGATTATGGTGGTGGGGAGCCGATGTTACTTCTAATAGAGATATTACAGGTACGGCCTCACCTATCGTAGTAAGTTTTAACGTTACTTGGGATATGTTAGCCTCATATTCTTGGGATGATCTAAAAACGTGGGATCAGCCCTTGACAGAAATCTCTTCAGTTGCTACCGTCGTTGCAACAGGCACAGGAACTGCTCGTAGATTTGCTAAATTTTTAAAGTCTTTAAGGTACCGTCAAATTAATTTCCAGGTGCAGCTAGTAACAGACGGTTCAACTGTAGATGGTCCTGCTAGACTTTTCACTATTATGATTGTTACAGAAACTAAACAAGGTGTTTCGAAAGCGATCAGCTAATGGCTTATTTCAAAAGAGATCAGGCACATATTGCACCATACTCTGTAGGAAATAGAGTCTATGGTGGTGGTAGATCCTTCCCTACCTCTGGTCCAGTTGATAAGCTAGGCTATAGAGAACGAGATTTAAAACATCAAGCACGAAGAAATGTAGTTTTAAGAAGAATGAAGGCTATGCAGGGTGGAAAGAACGCATCTGCTGATGCTTTAAGGACGGTATAAAATGGCATGGAGTGATAACGACAATATTGGTATGGGTACAGGCGGAGGTGGATTTTTTCAACAATCTACTAATCCTTGGGGCTCTCCTCAAGCTCAAGCTATCAATGCGGCAGGTTCTAAAAAGAGAGCTACTACTGTTAGGTCTTCCAATAGGAGTGGACGCTATGGCAATAGTGTTTCTCGCCGTAGTGGAGGTATCTCGCAAGTACCTGCTGCTAATCCTGGTCCTGTACAGCCTGTTGCCCCTGATATTAATACCTTTTTAAATCAGGACACAGGCTATCAACAACAATTACGAGATTTCGCAAATGCTCTATCTCAATTTTCAGCAGATGTTACTCGTCGTAAAGGCTCTTTAGAGTCTGAGTACGGCCTATCTTCCAAAGCTATGAATGATCAAAAAGTTTTAGATTTAGATAACTTAGAAGATAACTATGGAGCTCGTGGTATTCTTAGATCTGGCCTGTACGGTAAGGCTGTAGGAGATTATAATACTGAATTCAATACTCGCTTCGAAGACCTTACACGGCGGCAAAAAGAAGCTCTTGGGCTATTAGAGCAGGAAAAGGGTCGTTTTACTTCACAGCAAGATTTGCAGAAACAATCTGCGCGTGAATCTGCAATTAGACGACGCGCTGAGCAGTATGGAGTATAATTATGGTAGGGAGTGATGGTTTTAGATTCCCTTGGGATAACCCTAATTCTGCATCTAATAGATTAAGCAGGGCCTTAGGTGCGGGGCTTAAGAGCGTGGGACAATTGGGCGGTGGTCTTTTAGGGGTTGGCACTGGTATCTATTCTGGTTTGAGTCAATTAGGTCAGAGGCAGATTAGCGGTAATGCCATGCCCTCCCCTAGTTTCTATCAAAGTAGTGGAAACAACTTCTTTGATAGTATGGGTTCAGAATTTGGTGCTAATGAAGGACCCTCCTCTACTGACCAAATTCTAGAACAATTGGCCAGAATGCAAGATCCTAGTCGTTACATGATGGGTCAAGATGCTATTCAAGCACAGGCTCGTGCAGCAGCTGAAGCGCAATACGGTCCTGCTATTGCTGCACTTATGTCTCAGAAAAACTCTGCTCAGTCACGGGGAGAGCGTAATAAAGTAGCTTTGGGGCAAATGTTTAACCAACTCTCTGATTCTATTAGGGGAGATCTCCCTGCTGTTCAGCAAAATTACGATCAAACTATTACTAACACTGGCAACCAATATAAAGCTCTTGAAGGCTCTATTAATGACCAATACAAGCAATCTCAGGCAGACCAAGAAGCAATGTACAAGCGGCTGAATATTGAAGCAGCTGCTAGTGATGTCTTACCTCAGCAAATGCGTGATCGTGATTTCTTTGTAAATAACGCACGTACTGAAGGCCAAACTCAGAATGCTGCATTAACTACAGAAAAGCAAGGTGCTGTAGATTATACTAATCGCGGGTCTCAGATGGCACGTACTGAAGGTACGCAACGCCAAGCAGATCTTATGGCGCAATTACAAGACCTAATGGCACAATTTGATTCCCAAATCGGTGCTAACAATGCAGCCAAAGAGCAAGCATATAATGCCGGACTTTCTTCATTAAGTATGCAGAATCAGAACCAAGCCTCTGAACGTGCCCAAAGAGACTTCACTAACTATATCCAAAGTAT